TGGCATTGCTTCGGGTGCGACGAGGGCGGCAGCGCGATTGATTTTGTCGCTAAGTTTAACAAGGTGGAACCACGCGAGGCGGCAAAGTTAATCGCGGACTTTTACGGCATAGGCGACGACCCCCGAGGCGGCAACATTCGCGTCGATAGAAAACCCGTGCCGCAAGCCCCGACGCGCCATGAGGCAAACCTTGACGCCCCCGACGAAATATCGGCGGAGCAAAGAAAGCGAAACGCGGACTACTTGCGACGGTGCGCGACTGACAGGAGCGCGGACGAATACCTCAAAGGGCGCGGGCTGACGGCGGAAACTATCGAGCGTTTTCACTTGGGCTACGACCGAAAACTCGACGCGGCGATAATACCGTACTCGGACAAATTCGAGTATTACACGGCGCGGTTGCTTCGCCCGAAACAAGACGAAAAACCGCACAAAAAGCCGCTCGAAAAATACTGGGGGAAAGCACCGCTTTTCAACGGCGCGGCACTCGACGGCGCGGGAGCGGTGTTCATTGTCGAAAGCCAAATTTGCGCGATAAGCGTCATGCAGACGGGCGGAACGGCGGTCGGGCTTGGCGGCTTGGGCTACGCGGGTTTATTGCTTCGCGAGATAGAAAAACGGGGCGGGTGCCCAAAGTGCGTGTTCATACTTTCGCTTGATAACGACGACGCGGGGAACACAAAGCAGGCGCAAATCGCGGCGCGGCTGAAAGCAATCGGCGCGAGGTTTATTGAGCGCAAGGCGCAGGGCGGCGACAGCGCGATAAACGATCCGAACGAGTTATTACAAGCGGACGCGGCGGCACTCGCGGCAAATATAAAAGCGGCAACGGAGGAGGCAAACAGGGTGGAGGTTAAACCTAAAACAGCGGACAGAGCGCAGGCGGTCAAAGATTTACTCAAACAAGACATCGGCGACGGGGAGCGCATATTCGAAGCGGAGTTTTTAGACGCGCTCGGTTACGCGAAAATACACTTGCCCGCCGAGCTTGCGGTTTTCAAGATGCGGACGAAAAAGACAAAGGTGCCGCAAAAGGACTTAGAAAAGCAAATCGAGGAACACGCCAAGAAGTACCGAGGACAAAGCGCGGGGACGACAGAGCCGCCAGTCGACTTGTGCGGGCTTGACCTAAACGGCGCGACGCTTCCGAAAGGGTGGACGATAACCACGGAAAAAGGCGTCCGCAAATACATTTCCTCGCAGAACGGCGACTACGAGATTGTGGCTTGTTATAACGCGGTAGTTGTGACGGCAAGGCTAAAAAACGTTGAGGACGGCGACCACAGGCTTGAGATTACTTTTGACAACGACGGCAAGTGGACAAGGCTCGTGGACTTACTGCCCGTTTTCAGTTCACGAACAGCGCTTGTTGAGAGAAGTAAAAAAGGACTTCGGGTCACAAGCGAAACGGCGAAAGACCTCGTTACATTTTTAGCGGAATACGAAGTGCAGAACAAACCCGTTATTCCGCACAAGCGGTCGACGGCAAAAGTCGGGTGGATTTCGGCGACACAGTTTTTTCCGTTTGCGATGGGCGACGAGGACATCGTTTTTGAGGAGGGCAACGGCGGAATATATCCGTTACTGACGACATTCGGTGACTTTGAGAAGTGGAAAGAGATGATGGTTACTTTACGCAAGAACAAGTTCGCAAGGTTTATAACCTCCGCGAGCTTCGCGTCGCCGTTGCTGATTAAGGTAAGATGCAGACCGTTCATTATTCACAATTGGCATTCAAGCGGAGTGGGAAAGACGGCGGTGCTGAAAGCGGCGATTTCGGTTTGGGGCGACCCCGACGGAATCATGGACACATTGAACGCGACGCCCGTGGGCTTAGAGCAGAGCGCGGGCGTACACAACCACTTGCCGTACTTCATAGACGAAAAGCAGGTCGGCAACGAGAATAAGACACCGCTCGACAAAATCATTTATATGCTTGGCGGCGGGCACGGAAAGACACGAGGAGCGAAAGGCGGCGGGCTTCAAAACAAAGTGCGGTGGCACAACGTCGTTATGATTACAGGCGAGGAACCGATTACAAGCGGAAACTCAAAAGACGGGGTGCAGACACGAACCGTCGAGCTTTACGGCAAGCCCGTTGACGACGACGAGGGACAGGGTTTTGCTTCAAAGGTTCATACCATATCGGAGGACAACTACGGTTTTGCGGGCGAAAAGTTCATTCGGATAATTTGCGAAAAACTAAAAGCCGACCCGCATTGCTTGACGCTGAGGTACTGCAAAACGCACGAGGCATTGAAAGCGAAGTACGAAAAAGACGGCAAACAACAAATTCACCTCGAATACATAGCGGCGGTCATAATGGCTGACTACTTGGCGGAAACGCTCATTTTCGGAACGGACGAGGCGACAGCGGAACGGGAAAGCTACGAAAACGGCTGTGAGATTTTCGAGAATAACAAAGAACAGCTTCACAAGGACAACGTCGAAACCGCCTACGAGTTTACGCTCGGGTGGCTTGCGGGCAACGGCTCAAGGTTTGAGGATAGCAACTTTTCGAGTCAACCGCAGTACGGCAAAAAAGAGGTTTCGGGCGAGGTTACTACATATTTCATTATTCCGAGCTTTTTCGAGGCGGCACTCGTCGACGCGGGGTACAACGTCGCAAAGATAATAAAGGGCTTTAAGGACAGAGGGTATATTTACTCGGACACCGACGCAAGCGGCGCGTCAAGAAAAAAGTTCTCAAAGACGATAAACGGGGTCGAGCTTCAAGCATACAAAATCATCATCGACAAACGGAAGCCAAAGCCGGTGCAACAACGGATTGCGGACTTAGTGCCGATTGAGGACGAGAATTTGCCGTTTTGAAACTGAGTTTCCTACATTCTTACACGCCTTACATCGAAAAACACGCTTCTATATAACGGAATATTCGCTCGCGGCGGCAAGCGGACGGCAAAGCGAAATAATATCGCTTCATTGCGAGGGAATAACCTTGTAAGAATTGTAAGAATGTAAGATTTACTAAAAAACCAAACGGAGGACGACATGAACGAAAGCGATATTGTAAAGCAAGTAAAAGAATACTTAAAAACAATTAAAAACTGCTTTTTTTGGAAAGAGCACGGCGGACAGTTCGGCGCGGCGGGCTTGCCGGATATAATCGTTTGCTTCAAGGGACGGTTTGTCGCGTTTGAGGTAAAGACGGCGGCGGGCAAGTTAACCGTTCTGCAAACGATAACGCTTAAGCGCATTCAAGCGGCGGGCGGGACAGCCGAAGTCGTGCGGAGCGTCGAGGACGCCCGACGGATAATCGAAAGTCTATAAAGAGGTACGGCATGGAGGTAATACACAAAATAAATATAACGACGGAGGCGAAGTTTGACTTTGTGGACTGCCTCGGTTTGCGGGATTTCGACGGACGGGCGTTCAAGCGTGAAACCGAGGAATATATAAACCACCAAGCAAAAGCGGGTCGCATACCGTGGTACGGTTACTTCCGCGCCGATTACATAGACGAGGACAGCGGCAGACGGCTGAAACTTTTCTTTTACAGAGGGGAACAGTTCGGCACCATGCAGACGTGGGACTTGAAAGGCGTTTGCGACGCGGGAGACTGGACGGAGGACGCGGAGGAAAGCGGGAGTGTCCGAGCTTGGCTTGAAACCAAAATTGAGGACATACCCGACGAGCAGGACTGGGCGGTGCGGGTGCGCGTACACGAAATACTGAAATATACGGAAAAGACGTTGTGGGTCAACGTTTTAGAGGAGGTCACAAATGCATTTGAGTGCAAGCGAGATAAAGAGGATGCTGAGGAAATGGCACTTCTACAAAGCGCATACTTCGATTTCGGAGGACGGCGGAAGTCTAAAAAAGACCGTTGAAAGAATAGAGGTAAGCATAAACGCGCTACCAACGGCAAGTCGAGAGGTTATGACCTTGCATTTTTTCGAGTGCATAGAGGCTGAAACGATAGCGGCAAAACAGCACATAACGGTTCAAGCCGTATACAAGCGGATAGATAGCGCGGTAAAACTCATTGCGGATACCCTAAACGGTAAGATAGGTTGAAAAACGGTTTAGAAAGTTTCTAAAAAAGTTTACATGGGACAACCGCCAAACAACCGAAACCGCATTATAATAGTAAGTGAGGGGATAAAAACCCGAGGCGAGAGAAAAGGGACGGCAACGGCTCACATAATAATACGAGTGCGTGGGAACGCACGAGAACGGGGCGGCAGGACTGCCCCTTTTCTTTTACCAATACACGCGAGGAGGAACAGGCGATGCCATACAAACCGAAAAAGCCGTGCGCGTACCCGAACTGTCCCGAGCTGACGCATGAGCGGTTTTGCGATAGACACAGACAGCAGGCGGCGCGTGAGTACAACCGTTACGGGCGGGACGAGGACAGCAAGAGGTTTTACAATAGCCCCGCATGGCGGCGGGTCGCGGCGTTGCAACTGATGAGGGAACCGTTGTGCGCGGATTGTTTGAGAGCCGGACGGGCACAGCCCGCAGAGATAGCCGACCACATACAACCGATACGCGAGGGCGGAGCGCGGCTCGACCGCGAGAACATACAGAGTCTATGCAGGGCTTGTCATAACCGTAAACATATATAAAAAAGAGGAATGGACCCGAAATGGTGCCAAACCTCAGACGGCAGGGGGGTCTGAATCCTCCCGAACGCTCGGCTGAACAGCGGGGCGGAGTGCCGCGTGAGTTTTCGCGTTTTCAAGATAAAGGGATAGGGCGGGCGGTTTTGACGGCGGAAACGGCGGAAAACAACACTTTTACAGGCAAAACAAGGTCAAGCGGCGGCGATAGACGCGCCAAACTTGAAAAACAATTCGGCAAAAACAATATAAATTGCACCAAACACAAAAAAGCGAGGGAATGATTATGGCAAACGCGACAGGACACGGTGGGGCGCGGCTCGGCTCGGGGCGCAAGCGCAAGCCCGCGGCGGAAAAGATAGCGGAGGGCAACCGAGGCAGGCGACCGATTAAGGTTATACCGTGCGACGGAATACCCGCGGAGCAGGCGGTCGACATGATAACGCCCGCCGAATGGCTGACGGCGGAAACGAAAAACGCGCAAAGGAACTTAGGCGGCAAGGTCTTTGAGGAAACGTGGAAATGGATTAAAGACAGGCGGTGCGACCACGTCGTAACGATTAACCAAGTCGAGCAGTACGCTTCAAACGTCGCCCGCTTTATACAATGCGAGGAGGCGTTGAACACGTTTGGGCTTTTAGCGAAACACCCGACGACGGGGCAACCGATACAAAGCCCATACGTCATAATGCGGCGCGAGTTTCAACGGCAGGCAAACATGATATGGGCGCAGATATTCCAAATCGTACAGCAGAACAGCGAAGTGCCCGTGAACAGCAACCACAACGAGGACATCATGGGGCAGATTTTAAGCGGCAAGATTTAGCGGAGGGATAACGTGAACATACAAAAAATAGATATTTCTAAATTAAAAGCGGCGGAGTACAACCCACGCGTCGCGCTCAAAGCGGGCGATAAAGAATACGAGAAGTTAAAGCGGAGCATTCAAGAGTTCGGCTTTGTCGAGCCGATTATTTGGAACAGCCGGACAGGGAACGTCGTCGGCGGGCACCAACGTTTAACGGTGCTTCGGGACATGGGCGAAAAGGAAATCGACTGCGTGATTGTCGATTTGGACGAACAGCGCGAAAAGGCTTTGAACGTCGCCTTGAACAAAGTGCAGGGCTTGTGGGACGAGGACAAGCTCGCGGCGTTGCTTGTGGACTTGGAGGCTTCGAGTTTCGACGTAACGATGACGGGCTTCGACGCGGCGGAGGTTGACGAACTGCTCAATAACTTTTACGCGAAAGAGGCGGTGGAGGATAACTTCGACGAGGAGCAGGCGTTAAAGGACGTAAAGGCGAAAGGCGCGGTCACAAAGCGCGGCGACCTTTGGCGGCTTGGCGAGCATTTACTTTTATGCGGCGACAGCACGGTCGAGGCGGATATTCGGCGCGTCGTAGGCAAGGACAGGGCGCAGGTCGCGGTTACTTCGCCGCCATACGGGGTCGGCAAGGAATACGAGAAAAAAGGCATAGAGCCGTGGCTCGAACTAATCAAACCCGTTGTGAAAAACATAACGAAATACGCGGATATAGTCGTTTGGAACTTGGGCGACCTTTACAGCACAGGGACGCAGTTCATAGAGCCGACGAATTTTTACAGCGTGAATTTTTTCAAGGAAAACGGCTACCGCCCTATTTGGATAAGGATATGGAAAAAGCAAGGGATTAACTTCGGTGTGGGCGCGTACCACCTCGTGACGAACAAGCCCGCGCAACAATACGAATATATAACGGCGTTCGGCAAGCAGGCGGAACCCGAGTACAACGACCAAGAGTACGCATGGATAAGCGCGTACGCGGGGCACAGTTACAAATTCGTCAAGAGGCTTACAAAGGACGAGCGGAAAAAGTGGGGTTACGCGGGCGTTTGGGAAATCAACACCGTGAGGGCAAACAGAGCGCACCCCGCGATGTTTCCCGTCGAGCTTCCGTGGCGTTGCATAAAAATGCACAGCGACAAGGACGGCATAGTTTTAGAGCCGTTCAGCGGGAGCGGGACGACGATAATCGCCTGCGAGCAAACAGGCAGACGGTGCAGAGCCGTCGAGATAACGCCCGAATACTGCGACGTGGCTATTCGCCGCTTCGAGGAGTTCACTGGCACAAAGGCGGAGCTGATAGGCACCGCGGACACAAGCGCATAACGGGGGTTTTTGTTATTTTCCCCGCATATAGGTAGCCGCCTCCGACGTTATGCGAGGCGGTGGGTTTTCGCCGTTTTTCCCCGTTCCTCCTTACGGAAAAAACGGCGTTTTTTTAACAACTGCGAGGAGGCGCGGATGGAAAACAAATACACACGCGAGCACCTCAAACGGCTTCAAGAATTGCCGTGGGGGAACAAGGTGCTCATAAGCCAAACGCGCATACTCGAATGGTTTCATAGAAACGACGGTCGGGTTTTCATTTCATTTTCGGGCGGCAAGGACAGCACGGTTTTATTACACCTCGTCCGCCAACAGTTTCCCGACGTGCCCGCCGTTTTCATCAACACGGGGCTCGAATACCCCGAGGTCGTCGAGCACGTCAAAACGATAGAGAACGTAACGACGATACGCCCAAAGTTGAGTTTTAGACAGGTCATAGAAAAGTGCGGCTACCCCGTGGTTTCAAAGGACGTTGCTTTGACAATAAAGGGTTACAGGAACGGCAGACCGTGGGCGATTGAGAGGATGACGGGCACGGAGCGCGACGGGACGCGGCACGTTTTCCGCGAAAAATTATACAAGCGTTGGCGGTACTTGACGGACGCGCCGTTTTTGATAAGCGACGACTGCTGCGAGCACATCAAGGAACTGCCGCTTGCGCGGTACAGCATAGCGGGACAGCTCGTGCCATACGTCGGAACGCTCGCGGCGGAAAGCCGGAGGCGGACGGACGCATGGCTCAAAATAGGATGCAATTCGTTTGAGGGCAAGCGGGCGCGGAGCGCACCTTTGTCGTTTTGGACGGAGCAGGACATTTTACACTATATACATTTTTATAAGATACCGATAGCGTCGGTTTACGGCGAGGTCGTAAAGGACGGCGACACATACAGGACAACGGGGCTCGAAAGGACGGGGTGTATGTTTTGCCTATTTGGGTGCCACCTCGAAAAACAGCCGAACCGCATACAGCAGATGGCGGGGACGCACCCGAAGTTATACGAATACTGCCTGCGCGATTTTGACAAAGGCGGGCTCGGGCTTCGGCAGGTCATGGAATTTGTCGGCATAGAATACAAGCCGATTACGGAGGAGCAAAATGCACATTGAAAGAATAGCGATTGAAAAACTCAAAGCGGCGGGATATAACCCGCGCAAGGACTTGAAAGCGGGCGACCCCGAGTTTGAGAAACTAAGGCGGAGCATAGAGCAGTTCGGGTACGTCGAGCCCGCGATTTGGAACAAGCGCACGGGCAACATCGTGGGCGGGCATCAGCGCATAAAAGTTTTGAAACACCTCGGGCACACCGAGGCGGACTGCGTCGTTGTCGATTTAGACGAGGCGCAGGAAAAGGCGTTGAACATCGCGCTCAATAAAATCAGCGGCGAGTGGGACGCGGGGCTTTTGACGGCGTTGTTAAAGGATTTAGAGCAAAGCGGTTTTGATTTAAGTTTGACGGGCTTCGACGCGACGGAAACAGGGGATTTGTTCGGCGCGGGCGCGATAGAAAACACCCGTGAGGACAACTTCGACGAGAACAAAGCGTTAGAGGAGGCGGAGCGGCGCACCTTGACGCGCCTCGGGGACATTTGGACGTTGGGACGGCACAAGATACTCTGCGGCGACAGCACGAAGCCCGAGGATGTGTCACGGCTATTCGGCGACGAGCGGGCAGACCTCATTGTCACCGACCCGCCGTACAACGTCGATTACGCGGACTTAGTGGAACACCGATGCGAAAGCGGACAGACGTGCGGCAGGGAAAGCTCGGAAATAATAAACGATAAAATGAGCGACAAGAACTTCAAAGCGTTTTTGCTCGCGTTTTACAAAGAGGCATACGGCATATTGAACGGCGGCGGCGGGATATACGTTTTCCACAGTTCAAGGGAAAGCGTCAACTTCATGACGGCGATGCGCGAGGCGGGCTTCAAGTATTCGCAGACGCTCGTGTGGATAAAGAACCACTTCGTCATGGGGCGGCAGGACTACCAATGGATGCACGAGCCGATTTTGTACGGTTGGAAAGAGGCGGACGGCGGGCATTACTTTATAAACGACCGCACAAACACTACGGTACGCGAGCAGACGGCGGTCGACTTTAAGAAACTGACCAAGGACGAGATGCGCGAGCTTTTGGAGCGCGTATTCGCGGAAACAAAGACAACGGTAATTCGGCACGACCGCCCGATGCGGAGTTTGGAGCACCCGACCATGAAACCGATTAAACTTTGCGCGGAATTGATATATAACAGTTCAAGGTACGGCGCGTTAGTTTACGACGGCTTCAGCGGAAGCGGGTCGACGCTAATCGCGGCAGACCAACTGGAGCGGCGGTGTTACGCGATAGAACTCGACCCGCGCTATTGCGACGTGACGGTCAAGCGGTATATTCAGCAGGCGGGCGGGGACGACGCGGGCATTGTCCTATTAAGGGACGGGCGCGAGATACCGTACAGCGAAGTAATAAAGGGGGCGTAAACGAATGTGGGGCGACTTAGCAAACATCAAGAGCTTGAACGGTACAAGGCGGACAGAGCCGTCAAGTTCATAAACCAATTAAAACATACAAAGGGCGAATGGCACGGCAAGAATTTTTTGCTTTTGCCGTGGCAGGAAAAAATCGTTCGGGACATATTCGGGACGCTGAAGCCGGACGGGAGCAGGCAGTACAATACGGCATACATAGAGGTGCCGAAAAAGGCGGGCAAGAGCGAGCTCGCGGCGGCGATAGCGTTATATCTAACGTGCGCGGACGGCGAGTACGGCGCGGAGGTTTACGGATGCGCGGCGGACAAGAACCAAGCGGGCATTGTATATAACGTCGCGCTCGGCATGGTCGAGCAAGCCCCGAGTTTACGGGCGCGGGTCAAAACGGTGCCGTCGTTAAAGCGGCTGATATACCCGAATACGGGCAGTTTTTATCAAGTTTTGAGCGCGGAGGTTTTCAGTAAGCATGGAATAAACGTCCACGGCGTTATATTCGACGAATTACACGCGCAACCGAATCGCGGGCTTTACGACGTTATGCTCCACGGGTCGGGCGACGCGAGGCGGCAACCGCTTTTCTTTTTGATAACGACGGCGGGCATTGACCGCAACAGCATTTGTTGGGAGGTGCACCAAAAAGCAAAGGACATTTTAGAGGGACGCAAGATAGACCCGACGTTTTACCCCGTTATATACGGGCTCGACGACGGCGACGACTGGACGCTTGAAAAAAACTGGTACAAGGCAAACCCGAGCTTAGGCGTGACGGTTGACATCGGCAAGTTGCGGCAGAGCTTCCGCGAGGCGCGGGACAACCCCGCCGAGGAAAACTTATTCCGACAATTAAGGCTGAACGAGTGGGTAAGGGTTTCAAAACGGTGGATGCCGATGGCGGCGTGGGACGCTTGCGCGGGCGCGGTCGACGCGGAGGAACTGAAAGGGCGGGTTTGTTACGGCGGGCTCGACCTTTCGGCGACGACGGACGTGACGGCGTTCGTTT